GAAATAAACAACGCCCAACCCTCCTTATCCGCCAAAGCAGGTCGAATTACCTCAAACCACACCTCCGAATCCATAAAAGCGGCCTCATCAAGCACTACGCCCGACAAACTTCGGCCACGAAGCGCCATTGCGTTCTCCGTACCCTTCAATTCGATCGTCGAACCGTTAATTAGCTCAATTCGTAGGTCTGTTTCGTTCTTACTCTTGATCCAAACCTTTGGAACCAGCTTTTTTAACGCTCTCCACGCAATATCTTTGGCCATCCGATAAGTCGGAGCGCAATAAAAGAAGGTTTCGCCGGGTCGGTTGAGCGCCCCACGAAGTAGCTCAACGCATGAAAGATATGATTTGCCGAATCGACGACCGGCAACTAAAACTCTGAAGCGTTTGTCGCTCGAAAAAACTTGGCCTTGTGCCCATCGAAGGCTGACTGGCTCGGATTTCACGCTCATGCCTAGTACATTACACAGGTTTTCAACCCCTACCCCCCTTCAAATGGCCTTAGCAAGGGGTAACATCAGGGAACAGCAGTCAAATATGCAATGAATCCCGGACGCTCGCCTGATGCTGTTATTGAAGACCGTAGGCGACGTTTATACCGTCGTCAGCTAGACGGATTGTCGGCTCGGGCGCTTGTCTACGAACACGCTGAAAAAGAACAAGTCTCGATTCCGACCGCTTGGCGCGATTGGGCAGCCATCAAAGAATGGAACGAAGAAGACTGGCAACGTGACCGCGAAAACATGCTTGCGCGTCTTCAACACATGCGCACCAAACTCTTTCATCAGGCTCTGAAGAAAGGACAACTGCAGACCGCTAGTCAGGTGCTCGACTCCATCGGACGTGTCATCGGTGAATCCGTTGAGACAGTCAACATCCAGGCACCTGAACTTAAAATCTCCATCGAAGATAAGGGCGACTGATCCCCACGCTCACAACTTCAGACCCCTGCCCCCACCTAGGGGGCTTTTTTATTACACGAATACTGTTGCGCAGAAATATGTTTAGGTTATGGGGCAACCTGCTGTGACAGCCGGCAAACTGGAACCCTGCCCCCTATGTGTACCCACTCGGATGCTATACTAATGACATCAACAAAGGAGGAGAGAGTTCTTCTCACTCAGCCGGAGTTGACAGTATCATCAATCGGGTGATACAATACAGACAAGCGGGGAACCAGTCCCGACCCACAACGTGAACATCGAACCCGGCAGCCACAGCGCGCGGCAAGCTTTCCCTTCACTTCATAAAGTCTGATCGCGATTCGCTGGATTCAGCGGCTGACCTGGGTTCATCCCAGCAACGCCCACAACTGGTCCCAGCGAATAAGCGCTCACGGGCGCCGCTATCAGCAACGAGCAAAAGCCAACGCTACTAACTCCACCAATGGAAACGAAAACAACGACGCACCACGCGATCACGCGCGGTCGTGTTGAGCTTTACAGCAGCAGCATTTCAGCAACCTGTGAGGCAAGCGGCGACAGCATTGAACTGAGTCTTCCCTACGGCGCCTTCCGAGACGCTCTCAAGGAATACGTGGTCCACCGCTTGAGTCGCTCCACACAGGAAGAGTTGATCAGTCTGATGACTGAGGAACTGCGCAAGCGTGACGAGGCGGAGGCTTCAGCATGAAGTCCTTTCTGTCTGTGCTGGCTGCCTACGCGGCAGCCGGTGGCTTCGCTGTTGCAGCAGTCAACAGCATGACGCTCCAGAGCCACAGCGGCACCCAGTCCTATGTCCGGGTGATCCGCTGATGACTTACCTAGTGCAAGTCTGGCGAGGCATCCCACAATCGGGAGGTCTTGGTTGGGTGACTTACGGGTCACCACGCAGCAGAAGGGAAGCCGAAAGGCTTCTCTTTTACGCTGCCAGGATCCGCCCCAACTACTCTCACAAGCTGGAGACAGTCACCGATGCCTTTTGAAGTGTTTATGTGGAGTTGGGATGAAATCTCAGGCCGTAAGGTCTTAGCTACCGTCCCAACAATGCAAGAAGCTGACGAAAAGCTCGACGAAATGTCCGAGCGTTTTCCTCACGCTTACATTGATTATCGTGGCGTCCCGGAGTAATCCGGGCGCTTTTTATTCAACGAACCAATGACTTACAAAATCATTCGTTTCTACGCTCCACACCTAAACAAGAGCAACCGCGTCATTCAACGCGGCTTGACTCTTGAACAGGCTCAAGCGCACTGCAAACATCCTTCTACTCGGAAGGATGGTGAATGGTTCGACGGTTACGACGCGGAGTGAATCAATGCAACTGTTACAGGGCCCATTGATCCGCACCAAATACCTAGGGCCTACTAATTACAGAGGTTCCAGGATTACAGCGGTTCATAAGCGAGACAGTGAGCAAACCCAACGTGTGACCCTTTCATGGGATCACAGCTTGGATGGCCTGGAGAATGCTAAGGCTGCAGCGCTTGCGCTGTTGAATACTTGGCCTTATCGCCAGGACATGGTTCTAGTCGCTTGCGGCTGGGATCATGACCATTACTACTTTGTCGCTTCACCCGCTCCACTAAGCAACCCGGCTTAATCGCCGGGTATTTTTTATCTAATGACTGAGCATCTCGTGGGATTCAAAATGGACATTTTCGACAATGAATGGAAACCACTGCTGAAGCTATTCAGCCGTGCTGCCATGAATGCCGAAATTATGGCTGAATTCAGTGATGAAGAATGCGACAGGCTCCATACTTTCATGGATGCCTTGCAAGATTTAGCACTGGAGAAGGGCAAGTGATCCTGAGCCCCTTACGGGGCTTTTTTCATGCGCTGAGATGAATCAGGCAGTTTTCAGCGCGACAGTCTTCAAGCTTGGCTCTGACCCAATTAAGGCGACCGGCAACCCTGCGACCATCATTGGTGTCTTTATAGACATGAAGCGCTTCAAGTATGAGCGCCCACTCATCAGGGCAGAAATGAATGGTCTTAGTTGGCTGAGTCATGAATGGATTCGTTGCGTTTGTGAATCTGTTCGTGTAGGATTTTAACCAGTGGAGTCAAGCCCGGCTTGCTCCGCTCCATAAAACCCACTCTATGAAACGTTCAAATGAGCTTCGGGAGGCGCATCAGCTCAATGCTAAACGCCTTTTAGACCTTGGCTTTCGCAAAGCGGATGTCGCTTCAACACTTCAACGCAAGTATCACCTCAGTCGCGCCACTGCTTACCGTGACGTGGATGAGGCAGATCAAAGCCGCGAACTTGAAGACATCACAATCGAAGCGGAACCCGTTCCAATGATCAGCATGGAAGATCGTGATGCGCTTATGCGTATGACGCGCCAAATGCTCATCGACGCTTTTGAAAGCGGCAACGTTCAGGACTATGCACGTCTTGTTCGTGAATACGAAAGGCTTGCCCGTATGGGTGGCCTGTCTCAAAAGTTCTGAGACGTTTGTCTCACACCGCTCCAATCATCATCAAACTAATGGCTAACGAATTTTGGCAGTGGCTTAAACAACAGCCCGAACGCATCGAACTTGATGAAAAGCGCGAGAAGCTACGCAAGGAGTACGAAGAGTCCGATCGTCAAGCTCGGTCCACTCTTCGCATGTCCTTTGCCTATCAAGCTTGTGCTGAAAAGATTGAAGACAGCATCGTTCACTGGCAGTGCTCAAGCGAGTCTGATGACGACACCATGCACAAGATCTACGGCTTTCATCCTGAACTCGCTGTAGATGATCAAGCTGATGTCATGAAGTCCTTGAGGCAGCAAGCCTTTGAAAAAGCAGCTGAAGCTGCGGCTCACAACAAAGCTGCACGCTCCAGTGAACAAGCGTGGACCGCTCTTGGCCTTGAGTACGGCAAGCAGTACGACGATCTCAAGCTCAAGTGGGAAGCGCTCCAAACCAAAGAAGATCACCCCGACTCCAAGGAGAAATCCAAATGACCATCCGCACTGACGACATCGACGACCTTCTGCCGTCCGAATACAAAGAACACTGGCCGCCTCTCTCTGATGAAGAGATCGAAGAACGAGAACGTCAGGCGGAATGGGATGACTACCTAGCTTCCATTCCTAACGCTGCTGAACGTAACCGCAACCTCAAATGATTTCACGCCAAGACGCCGACCGCTCCATCAATCAACTCCTCTCGCTCATCCTGGGTGGTCAGAAGGCTAGGGCCTCTGGCCATCTGGCCTACAAGCCCTCAGAACGTATTGAGTTCTGCTTCAAGCTTGTTCAGCAAGAGATGGAGCGGATTGTCCGTACCGCAGACCCTGAAGCCTTGCAGAAGGGTCTTAGTGATGGTCAACGCCAGCTCTCCAGTCTCCAATCCCTCAAAACCCTTAACCAACTCATTCAAGAGGTCGAATGGTGAACGAATTCAAACAAGTCGAATCAATCGTCAAAGATCTCAAAGCCATCATTGATCGCGAAGATAAACGCCACATGATGGATCAACACCTAACAACTTCCATGAGAATGCTCCTGGAAGATGAAATCATTCCCCAGTTAGAGAATGAGCTGGATTTCGATCCAACGCCCCAATACCTTTGGGATGACACCGGCGGTGAACCTCCAGTAACTCTGGATGAAATGCACACCGCTGCTTACAACCAGAAGTACAACCAATGAGCACCAAACTCAATGGCAACAAGTTTTCCGCTCCTGGTTCCCGCGTTCCAACAGACCTCCTGCCTACTGCTATCCGTTACGAAGCAGCTCGGGCAGTCTTGTTTGAACAATCGGGCAACTTCGTCCGCGCCAATGATTGCTTGCGCCTAAAGCGGCTCTATGAACGTAGAGCCATGGAAGAGTGCTTAGACCCAGGGCCAACCTAACTCCACGTCTCCGCGCCATACATCATCATCGATAGGGCGCTGCATTGCATAAACCCGAAACAGGCGTTTCAGCTCTTCAGTTGAGACGCCTATTTCTTTTGCCTTTACCGCTACGTTGCATTGACCGCGATAGATCAGCTCTAACGCTTCCTCCACTACATAACCTCTCCGCTCAACAACATCTCCTTGTACAGGTTGTTCCGCTCGGTCCATCGAGCCTCACAACCTCTCATCTCAAGCTCAGACAACATCCGTAGCTGGATGCTGCCGTTTGGCTTCGCAATAACTACCGCTCCAGCATTAACCCGGATGCCAGCTCGTTCACGTAGGGCAAGGCTATAGGCACCCAGCTGGTCCTGGTGGTCCTTCAACCATGCCTCTGGCTTGTCAGCCTCACGGCTGGTCGTCTTAAAATCACAGATCGTCAGACCCAATGCCGTGTCGATCAACGCGTCTGCCGTTCCAGCAAAACCTTCGTCACTGCTGACGCTGAACTCCGACGCATGAATGGCCGTTACGCTTCCGCTCACCAACCAGTCGGATAAACCTCTGGCGTACTCACGGGCTGGCCATGGAACCTTGGGCGAGCCTTCCTCCGCTTTCTTA